GAAGGACACCTGGGGGGCGCGGTCTTCCTGACGAAACGTTCCACCGTCAGGGTCCTGCGGAAGATCAAGGACAACGACGACCATTATCTCTGGCAGCCTTCCCTGCAGGCCGGTCAGCCCTCGACGCTCAACGGCTACCCGCTCTGGACGGACCCCGGCATGCCTGCGGTGGCCAGTGGGGCGCTGGCGGTAGCCTTCGGGAACTTCAAGAAGGGCTACGTCATCGTCGACCGGATGGGGACGAGAGTTCTCAGGGACCCGTTCACCAACAAACCCTATGTCGGTTTCTACGTCACCAAGCGGGTCGGCGGCTTCGTGGCCGATTCGGAGGCCATCAAGCTCCTGATGGTCAACGACGGCGTCTAGGGGTGAACTGACGGTCAGACGAGGGAGGGGTTTTGGCCCCTCCCTGTTTCTTGAGGAGGTGCTGCATTGAAAGTGACGGTGAAGAAATCCTTCGCATTTTCGGACAACGGGTATGAAGTGAAGATCATCCGAGAGGGGAAGCAGGAACTTCCCGAACGGCTCGGGAAGCACGCCCTTCTGATGGGGTATGCCGACGACCCGAACGCAACGGGTGAAAAGGGAGGAGAGCCGGATGCTTCTGAAAAGTCCGCGGGTCGTAACTCCTCCGGCAAGCGAGCCGGTAAGTCTCAGTGAGGCCAAAGGTCACGTCAGGGTCGAAATCACCGATGACGACGCGTATATCGGGGACCTTCTCGTCGCCGCCAGGGAATGGGGCGAAAACTACCAGGGAAGATCCTGGATCAGCCGGACGCTGGCGCTGACCCTGGACGAATTCCCGACGCCGCCCTTTCGGTTGCCCATGGGGCCGGTCCAGTCGGTGGAATCGGTCAAATACACCGGGAGCGACGGCGTCGAGGCGACTGTGGATCCCGCTCTTTACTACCTGGACGACGCCGGCAGGTTGTGCCTGGCGTATGGGGCGAGCTGGCCTTCGGTGACGCTCCGTCCCTATGGCGGAGTGGCGGTGACCTACGTTGCCGGCTACGGTGCGGACGCGGAGAGCGTGCCGCGACGGTTCAAACAGGCGGTGCTGCTACTGGTGGGCCACTGGTACGAACATCGGGAAGAGGTCGTGACGGGGACCATCGTGAGCCGTGTGCCTGTGGCGGCGGTCGACCTGCTGAGCCAGGACAGGGTGGTGCCGGTATGAGGATCGGCGAGCTCCGGGAGCGGGTGACCATCCGCCGGGAAAGCAAAACGCGCGATGCGATCGGCGGGAATGCCGTGACCGAAGCGACTGTCATGACGGCATGGGCGAAGGTGGAGGTGCCGAAATCGACGGACGGGGTTCTCGCCATGTCCGATACGGAGGTCCGTACCCACGAGGTGACGCTCAGATATTCCGACGTCCCGCAATTGGGCGACATCGTCGTCTGGCGCGGCTGGCGCCTCAGGGTCAAAAACGTCAGGCCCGAGCTCCCCCGGTGGTGTGTCCTGGAGTGTGTCTCCGATGGCCGGTCCTAGGGCGACGCTCAGCTGGGAACTCATCGGTCTTGACGAGGAGATGAAACGGCTCCGCGAAATGGGAGCCGAGCTCGAGCAGGAAGTCTACAAGGTCCTGGGCGAACATGGCAAGAAGATACGGGAAGGCGCGAAATCAAGGGTTCCCGTATCTTCGGGGCGCCTTCAGAGATCGCTCAAGATGACCCGGTCACGACGCAAGATGTACGCCAAGATCTATTCGAAGGAGACCGCCGACTGCTACCACGCGCCCTTCATCGAGTACGGCACGAAACACAGCGAGGCGCGGCCCTTTCTGGGCCCTGCGGCACGTGAGGATGAACCGGACTTCGTGGCGGACATCGAGCGGATCGTGGAGGAGATGATCCGGAAATGACGAGGACCATGGACTTTCTGTCGGCCCTCGACGAAGCGCTCCTGGCAGATGCCTCGTTGAATTCCGCCCTGCAGGGGATCTATGACGACGTTCCCGACTCGGCGGCTTCGCCTTACGTGGTCTACGGGGCGGATCAGGAAACGGAAGGCCGTCTCATGGACCGGACGGAACGCACCCTGTACCTGGCGCTGCACATCTGGAGCGATTACGCGGGCTGGAAGGAGGTCCTGGAAATCCGGGATCTCCTTGTTTCCGTCATCGGAGACGGGATCGGCGTGGGGGAGAAATTCTGCTGGATGCTTTTCGAAAATTTCGAGACCGTCAGGGATCCGTCGGGGTGGCGACACGGGATCCTGACGTACCGGATCTATCTGGATGAAGAGTGAGGTGACCTGTTGTGAGCAAGGGTTTGGCAAAAGAAGCGCTCGTCATGGTGGACGTTTCGAGCACGGCGACGGTCGTCGGCGAGCCGAGGAGCTTCAACGTGGACGTGGGTTCCGGAATGGTGGATATGACCGCCATGGACGACGACTGGGAAGAGGTCCTTCCTGGAACGAAGCGGTGGAGTCTTTCCATGGAGGCCTTTTACGATCCCGAAGACGATGCGCAGGCGGAGATCGAGTCGGCCATGTTCGGCCAGTCTCTCGTGGGAGTCACCTTTCGGCCCCAGGGGACGGATTCCGGAAAGAAGGAATACACCGGTAACGCCTACATCGAACGGTGGGCGCCCGCCGGCGCGAAGGACGACTCCGTGGGCGTGACGCTGGAACTCCGGGGGACCGGGGCTTTGACGCCGGCGGACCAGGTCTAGGCGGTGAGGACTGATGGGACGAAAACAGGCTGACACGGGAATTCCCGTCATCGAACTCAACGGCGAGCGCTTCGAGGTGAAATACGGGATCCTGGCGACCCGGTCCATCGAACGGGAACTCGGAAAACCCATCAACGTGGTTTTGGAGGAATTCGACGCCGGCAACCTCAACATCACGGCGTTGACCACCATTATCTGGGCCGGTCTCCTGCACGCGAGGCGGAAGCTGACTCCGGAGCTGGTGAGCATCTGGCTCGAAGCGGAGGATGTGGACTTCAGGGAGGTCGCCAAAACCTGCTGCACCGAACTCGGCGCCTCGATGCGCCGCCTGCTGCGGCTGGACGAATCCGGGGACGACGGAGAGAACGAAGCAAAAAACTGATCGGTGAGGACCGGGAGACCGCCTGGCAGGATCTTTTCTGGTTCGCTCTCGGTCCTCTGGGGTACCGGCGAGAGGACCTCTGGCACGTGACGTACGGGGAACTCCTGGACCATATCGCGGCCCACGGCTACAGGGAATATCTCGAAACCAGGAAACGGGCGCAGTTGGCCTGCTGGATCTGCAACGGCGCGGGCATGAGGACGAGCCCCCTCTACGTCGAGGACCTCGTGGGCTATTGGGCCGGCGGGAAAGCGATGGGCAAGCTCGAATACTGGCAGTGGACGAAGGAACAGGCACTCCGAAACAAGGGAAGGGGGGAATCCGGTGGCCACCCATAGGGTAAGCGTCAAGGTCGGTGCGAACATCACCGAAGCGCAGCGGGAATTCAACAAGCTCTCGCGGAGCATGAAACGCCTCGGCCGGGACATGTCGGACTGGGGCCGGACGTTGACCACCCGGATGACCCTCCCGCTGGTGGGTCTGGGCGCGACCTTCGTGAAGGTGGCATCGGACGCGGAGGAGACGAACAGCAAGTTCCGTGCCGTCTTCAAGGACCAGGCGAACGAAGTCGAGCAGTGGGCGAAGACCTACGCCAGAGAAGTCGGGCGATCCGTCCACGAGAACAAGGCCTTCCTCGCTTCGATACAGGACACGCTGGTTCCTCTCGGAATGGCCCGCGACAGGGCCGCGGAAATGTCGAAGACCGTGGTGGAACTGGCGACCGATCTGGGATCCTTCAACAACTTGCCCACGGAGCAGGTCATCATGGACGTCCAGAGCGCCATCGTGGGGAACACGGAGACCCTCAGGAAATACGGCGTGGTGGCCAACCAGGCGCAGATCGAGCAGGAGGCCCTGACGAGCGGGCTGGTGAAGACCAAAGAGGAGATCACGCCCCTGGTGAAGGCCCAGGCGATCCTGCAGCTGGCCATCAAGGGGACCACCGATGCCCAGGGCGATGCCAGGCGGACCTCGGGCCAGTTCGCGAACCAGATGCGGGCCCTCAAGGCGGCGTCGAAGGACCTTGCCGCGGATCTGGGGCAGGAGCTCATGCCGGTGGCTCAGGACCTCGTAAAGTGGCTCCGCTCCGGCGTCGACTGGTTCTCGGACCTTTCGGACGAGACGCAGAAAACGATCCTCAAGATGGCCGGGTTTGCTGCGGCCATCGGCCCCGTTCTTCTCGTCGGGGGGAAGCTGGTCGGCACGCTGTCGAAAATCGTCAAGGCCTTCGGGCCGGTGATCGCCGCGGCGAATCTCTCGAAGCTCCAGTTTCTCAGTGTCGCCGGGGCCATCGGCGCCTTGTTGTACATGCTCCATGACTTTTACACCCAGAGCGAGAGGGTCCAAAAACAGATCCGCAAGACCTATTCGGTGCTCGGAACCGGCGGAGGTCTTTCCCAGGACATCCAGGACCATGTCGAGGGCTTCTACGAGGATCCATGGGAAGGCGCCGAACAGAAGTCCAAAGACGCCATCGACGAGATCCGGAAGGAAGGCGAGAAGCTCGCCGAGGACCTGGCGGAAGAATTCGGCAAGATCGGGGACAGCCTCGCAGGCGGGATCAACGAAGCGGCAGATGCGGCCATGGGAAAAGGCACAGAGCCTCCTGCACCTGACGCGACGCCTGAACCTCCAGCGCGCAAGGATTTCAGACTGCCTCCACTGTCTCGTCTTGATGAGGATCCGCGGTTCATCCTTTACGAAGACTACGGGCTCGGTTCCGCAAGATACCAGGACCGGTACGGCACGGGGGGAACCGGGTACGACCGGCAGGCTTTCAAACAGTCCGAATGGGACTGGGAGGAGCTCCAGAAGGCTGCCGAGATCGGCCGGCAGATCGCCGCGGAGATGGGAAAGGCCGAGGACGTGACGACCGAAACGGCGGACGCCTTCGGGGATCTGGCCACCAAGGCGGATCTTTGGACGAAATCGCTCTCCGACGGGATCGCAGACGCCATCATCAACGGTCGGAGCCTCCTGGACGTGCTGCAACAGATCGGCAGGCAGATCGCCAAGTGGTTTCTCTCGAAGGCGATAGGAAGCCTCTTCGGGATTCCCCTGCAGCATGCAGGAGGCATATTCGGCGTCGATCCGCCTTCGGGGATCCGCAAGTTTCACACCGGGGGCGTCGTCGGCGCCAACGAGCAACTGGCCGTCCTGGAAAAGGGCGAGGGCGTGTTCACGCCTGCCCAGATGCGGGCTCTGGGCAAAGGTGGCGAGAACGTCCACGTCAGCATGAACATCAATGCCGTCGACGCCAGGAGCTTCGTCGATCTCATCGAGCGGAATCCCGAAGCCATCGAGGGCCTCGTGGTGCAGGCGATCCGGCGCAACAAGCCGCTGCGGGGCGCGATACAGGGGGCATTCTAGGCCATGGACAAGTTCGAATGGACCTGCTACAACGCGGCGCCGCTCAGCGAAGGGTATTCCTACCTGGATACGGAGTTCGAGGCCGGCAACTACCAGCGGCAATACCGCTACGGCGGCGGCCGCAAACCGCGCGAGTGGGAGCTTTCCGTGCGGGGAACCCTCGCGACGGTCCTCGAGATCCGGGAGTTCTGGCACGACCACAACCGCGCGGCGAACTGGAAGTTTCTCTGGGATGATCCGCTTACGGGCGAACGGGACATCGTCGTCTGTTTCGCCGGCGACGTGCGATGGAACCCCCTGCAGGGAAAACGTGCCGCGGAGGTCGTGGTGAAGGTCCGGGAGGTGCTCTAGGTGAGCAGGGCCGGAGAGCTTTTCAAGACCGTGATGGGCCGTCACGCCGTGGAGCCGGTGCTTCTGGTCCGGCTTCTTGACATCCCCGTCGACGGCCTGTCCCCGTATATCGGGGAGTCCATAGATCTCAGGTACAAGATCCGGGCGAATCTTTCGACGTCCTACCCGGGAAGCCTGCCGGTTCTGTCGGGCCTGGTGGCATCCATCAACGAAACACCGAACGAGGCGGACCTGACGGCAGGAACGATCACGGGCGGCGCCGTCAGGGACGGGGACGCCATTACCTTGTCTCAAACCTGGCAGAACGGCTGGTGGGAGCGCTGGTGGAACCGGACGTCCAAAAACTACGCCGAGCGTGTGGCAGTGGATTCCGTAACGCCGACGTTGAACACGTCGAGCTCGTATATCTACGTATCCGGGACACCGTCCGGGGTCAACAGCGATTATGCCTTCGCGCGATACGAGGGTCGGATCTTTCCGCAGTACGGCGAAAGCTACACTTTCAAGGTCTACGTCGACGACGGGGTCCGGGTGTGGTTCAACAACGAACTGGTGCTGGATTCCTGGAAGAACCAGGCTGGAACCTGGTACGAGTGGACCCGGCAGTGTGTCGCCGGTGAGTCTATCTATGTCGTCATCGAGTACTACGAAAAGACCGGCGACGCCCACCTGAGATTCAGATGGTCCAGCGCTTCCCAGGCGGAGGAGTACGTGGGAGCCGTGGCTGGGACGGTGAAATACTGCAACGCCCCGGAGGCGTCAGGCAGCTGGGAGAGCCCGGAATACTCCTGGGGGACGGAGGACATCGAAAGCTCCTATCTCACCTGGAACCAGGAGGTCCCCTACGGCTCGAACCTCTCCCTGGAAGTGAATATCTCGAAAAACGGCGGAACGACCTGGGAGGGATGGAAACCGGCGAGGCTCTCGGGTCCGATCCCCTCGAGCCCCGTGTATATCTCGCTGTATTTTTCCCAGACGCGGCAGAACGTCGAGTTCTTCGACGAGAACGGCGACAGCGCCATCTACCTCGGAAACCCGAAACTCGGGTACCAGTCGATCGAGCGAAGCATGAAGGGCCAGGTCGATGGGGCCCGGATCTTCATGTCGAACGTGAAGGCCGAGTTCGCGGAGCTGGCCAGGTTCGCGGAGCTCAACGGCGTGCAGGTTCAGGTTCTGAGAGGTTTTCTGGATTCGCTTGCAAGCGAGGACGGATTCCAGTTGCTTTTTGCCGGGCGAGTCACGAAGGTGGTCATTTCTGAAACGAGCTTCGACGCGGAATGCGTGTCGGAGATCTCCATGGAACCTACCGTGCCGGTACGGTATTACTGGACGCTGTGTCCCTGGATGTTCAAGGGGGCGGAATGCGGATATTCGGGAGCTGGAGCGACGTGCGACAAGACGATCTCCACCTGCAAGGGGTACGGAAACGAAGCGAACTTCGGCGGATTTCCCTCGATTCCCGCAAGCCGGGACGTGCGAGAACCCCTCTCGGGGACCTCGTAGGGATTCCATGGGCTCCCGGTGGCCGTGACTATGACGGCGTCGACTGCGCGGGACTGGTGTTTTTGGCGTTCAGGGACCTCTGGGGCCGCCGATTGGATGCGCCTGCATTTTACGGCGCCTGGAATTATCTCGAGGCGAGCCGGTCTATACCAGGCGTTTTGGAGCGGAACGGTTTCACGGTTCTTCCGACGCCGGCGTCCGGTCGGGTGGGCGTTTTCCGTTTCCAGAAATACCTGCATGTGGGCACGTTCCTGTCTTCGGGGAAGCTCCTCCACATCTACGAGAGACGAACCAGCCGGATCGACAGGATGACCAAAGCCCTGGAGCGACGCCTGGAAGGCATTTACGGGGAGGAAGAATCATGGGAGTAGGAGCGCTCATCGGCGCGGCCATCGGGGCGATCTTCGGAGGAGGCGCCGTCATTTTCGGCGTGACGCTGACGGTCTGGCAGGCCATCGCCATCGGGGCGTCGCTGGGGTCCCTTTTCGACAAGCCGGATATGCCGAGCGTGGGGCAGACCTCGGCGAACTACAGTTTCGCGCCGTTGTCCAACACGAAGACGTCGATCCTCCCGGTTCCCGTGGTTTACGGAAAATGCCGGGTTGGGGGCAACATCTTCATGCACCGGCGTGTCTCCGATTCCGTCATGGAAATGTTTGTGGGGCTTTCGGAGGGCCCTATCTGCGGGATCGAGGACGTCCGCGCCAACGACGAGAACGCGAACGCCTATGACGGGACCTTCTTCCAGGAGTACCTGGGGACCTTTCCCCAGGTGCCGAACGAGAAGGATCCCGACGGTGTGGGGTATCCGGGGACGGCCTATTTCGTGAACCGGCTGACGGCCAACGAAAAGATCTCGGGAAATCCGGTACTTTCGACGATCGTCTATGGGCGCCGGCTGCCGGTGCCGAATCGGACGATTGAAGATCATGTGTATATCGACGTCAACGCCGCCCACACCAGGAGCGGGACGTCAGATAGCCTCATAGGTTACAGGGATACGAATTGCACCTCAGCGTATTACATGACCGGCTCTTCCGGGCAGCTGATCATGACGTCGGACGCTTTCGGAGTGACGGACAAGCCGATTGTCGCCGTCATCGCGTTGGGAGTGAGGCTTGAAAACGTTACGGAAACGACGGTGGGAGTGAAGATCGGCGGCGTGGATACGGGGATCCGCATCCAGGTCAACTCTCTGCTGGCGGAGGATTTCAAGCGGCTCTTTACCGCATGGGACGCGAATGAGAAATACGCCGTGCACTGGCACCCGAGAGTCACAAAAAACAACGCCTACGACAATCTTTACGTTTACGGGTTGTTGTATGTCCGCATCCCGGCATCGGATGTGACGTCAGAAACGGGAACCGTGGACATCGGCCTCTTTTTCCCGAACGCCCCCGACGGCGATGCCTATATTCTTCAGACCTTCTATGGCGACGAAACGAGCTACGAGACGACACAAGGGACGCTCTGGGAAGGCTTCGATACGATGCAGTACTTCTCGGCGAACCCTGCCTGGGCGGTCCGGGATTTGCTCACCCACACCCGATACGGCCTCGGCAAATTGGGCATCACCGATACCATGCTCGACCTGGACAGTTTCCAGGAGGCGGCGGATTTCTGTGATGCCATGGGGTATACGCTCAACCTCATGCTGGATGATTCGAAGCGGGCCGTTGACTGGCTTCCGGATGTTTTGGGCGTCTTCGGGGGATACCTGCTCCCGGAGGACAAGATCCGGCTCAGGTACGACTGGATAGAGGATTCACCCTACAAGGCGGTGACCCAGTCACAGATCGTGAAGGGGTCCTTCAGCTACTGGAAAGCGGCCAACGACGAGATCCCGAACCGGGTCGTGGTGGAGTTCGTCAACGAGGAAAACCACTGGGAACGAGACTACGTGGTGAGCCAGGACGAGACGGACATCGCCTCCAGGGGCGTAGTGGAGATCAAAAGGACCTTGCATGGCGTGACGAACCAGGCCCATGCGGAAAAGCTGGCTTCCTACATCTTCAACGCAAGCTGGTTCTGTCGAAACTTCTGCGTTTTCCAGGTAGGGCTTCAGGATGCCGACGTCGGCGTGGGTGACGTCGTTGCCGTGACGCACCCGCTTCCGGGATGGCGGGGCAAATGGATGCGCGTCGTCAAGACGAGGGACGTGGAGAACAACCTGACGGAGCTCACCTGCATCGAATACGACGCAAGGGTCTACAACATTTAGGAGGTGGAGAAGATGCCGCTCGTGTCGACTCCGGTGCGATACAGGCTCAAAGTCTTCAAGGGAGCGAACTTGCAGCTTTCGTTCACCTACAAGGATGTCGATGGGAACCCCGTCAACCTGACGGGCTGCACAGTGGAAATGGAAATCCGGCCGGCTCGCGGCGGCTCCGATACCCCGTTGCTCGAGGCTTCATCGGCGGGGACAAGCCCCTGTATCACCCTTGGAGGGGCTGCAGGGACCATATCCGTAGATGTGCCTTACGGCAGTCTTGATGCCATACCGCCGACCGGAGACGGCCAGGATTCTGACGAATATTACTGGGATATGGTCCTCCAGTATGCCGATGGAACGACCCGAGAAATCCTGTTCTATGGACCCTGCGACGTGATCGAAAAGGTTACGGTGATGACGTGATGGGGAAGATAGAGACGAATGCCGGTGGGAAGACGATCGTATTCGACAGCGAAAACAAGATTCTTGAGCTCGTGCGGGTACAGAAAATGCTGGAACAGACGACACCCGGACCTCAGGGAGAGCGAGGACCTGAACTTAGAATTCAGTATTCTATCGATGGTGTAACGGGCTGGACCTACGAACAACCGACCTCAGAATTCATGTACTTTAGGGTTTCTACTGATGAAGGGCTTACCTGGAGTGAGCCAATATTGTTCGGCACAGAACAAGCCGCTTACGAGCATGCACAAAAGGCCGAACAATGGGCCGAGAATCCTGAAAATGTCGAGGTTGAAACAGGCCAGTACTCCGCGTTACATCACAAGGAAAAGGCTATTGATGCACAAGTGGCGGCAGAAACAGCACAAGCAGGTGCAGAAGCGGCAGAATTAAGTGCTTCTAATTACGCTTCAGATGCTTCAACAAGTGCTTCTAATGCGACCGTTTCTGAAACCAATGCCTTGGCTAGCGAGAATAAGGCCCACAAATGGGCTGAAGAAGATGAAAATGTAGAAGTCGAGCCTGGTGAATATTCTGCTTATCACTGGGCGAAGAAAGCTGAAGCTGCTGCTCCGCCATCGATTGAAGATCAAATCATAGATGGTGTGACGTTGAAAGCCCCGTCACAGAACGCTGTTTATGACGCGCTGATAGATCTTGAACGTAAGGTAGGAAGGGGGATCTTGATATGAGTGTGAATGCAGGAATAAAAACTGCTACATCAACTGCCAGTACAGTTGGGGTAGCAACAAATAGGGAGTATCTCAGACTGACAAATGAGTCTCTTGTAAACAGATGCCGTGCGGGGGATAGCGACATAACAGCCGAGGCGGGCGTCATCATCGAACCCGGCCAAACGGTGGAATTCAGATCGTTGCCATCTCAGAATAAGGAAGTGTATGTATTGTCCGAAGGGGCGGCGGCTGAGTTGGCATATTATGAGGTGATATTGGTATGACATACACTACTACAGTGATTCGGGCGGAAGACGTAATGAACGGGTTAGAGAAGATAACGCAGATAGATATGGACTTCTCAGATGAGGGGGTTAATCTGCAAGGATCTGTGAAGGTGCGCGGGGACTGGCGGGGATATCTAAATATTTTTGAGAACAACATGCGCAACAATCATCGTTCATTGTTCCCGATGCCGGAGCCTGTAGAGGGGGAAATGTAAATGGCTACCAACGTCCCTGAGGTTAAATGTGTGCTCGGCGAGCCTGTCGCAAAACAGGATGCATGGAGGCGGGCTTTTGAATCCGCGCTGACTAATCGTGTCGTCGAACTTGGGACCGCCGGGTTCGGCTCGGCTGATGAACGAGCCGAGTGGTCAGCGAAGATGGAGCTTCTCAGCGGTGGGAAAAACGTAATCAAATGGGTTAATGATGGAGCCGAAACGGCAAAATACTGGCCTTCGATCATGGTTAAAATCCCGGCGATGCGCGTGAAAGACGTGCTGGGTACTGGCACTAATCAGAATCTACACCCGGCGTTTATCTGCAACAGTAAGGTGAATTCCAATATCTACGTGGGGAAATATCAAGCCTCAAGCATTTTCAGCAATGCTAAACACATCGGAGTATCGCTGTATGGTGTGGACCTGATGGCCGGGAGCTCGACATATACGTCACTAATAGGTAGCCAAGCTTTGGGAAGCAACCCCACATACGACACAGCTTTACAGTATTGCTCGAATGGAGGAACCGGTTTCCATCTACTGACGAATGCTGAATGGGCGTTATTGGCATTGCTATGCAAAAACAAATTAGCATGGCAACCCAAAGGAAACAATTATTACGGGCGCGACTATTCCGACCCAGACAGCGCGAAGTATTACGGCATTACTG